TTTATTGAAGGATGGTGGAGTCAAATCCAAAATCATTAAGAAGTATCTTCCCCTGATTAATCAGCAGGTAAATCGTTATCTTCAGATGATGGACTTCTATATTAACTTCACTCTTGATGAGGAATTTAACGAAACTGTTCAATCACCGATTCATGAAGATTTCTCTTATGCTTCTTTTAGTGAAGGAGAAAAGATGAGAATTGATTTGGCTCTTCTCTTTACTTGGAGAGAAGTTGCAAGAATGAAGAACTCTGTGAATACAAATCTTCTGATTATGGATGAGGTATTTGATAGTTCACTTGATGGATTTGGGACAGAAGAGTTTCTCAAGATTATCAAATATGTTATAAAGGATGCAAACATTTTTGTTATCTCTCACAAGACTGGACTTGAGGACAAATTTGAAAGTGTCATAAGATTTGAGAAAGTCAAGGGTTTTAGTCGTATGATGTCCCCACAAACACAAGAACCATGAAAGTTCCAAACTGGCAGCATCACTCCCGCAAGGAGCAGAAACGCCATCTCAAACCACAAGCACTGAGGCAAGCAAAGAAACGGTTGGCCCAGTTCAAAAAGCGGCACATGAACCTCCCTAACCAGGAGGTTTCGTCGTATTATTGGTACATACGAAACAAAACCGATGGCAGTCAATCACGAAATCAAATCTCAACTTGCTCGCCTGCTTGCTACGGAAGACTTGGTAGTAGAACATAAAAAGGTTGAGACTGCCTGCTTCAACGTTCATACACGGGTGCTTACGCTACCTCTGTGGGAGAAAGCAAGCAACACCGTATATGACTTGCTGGTGGGGCACGAGGTGGGCCATGCTCTCTTCACTCCTGATGAAGATTGGACTGAGAATGTTAGCGTTCCTCAACAGTTTATCAATGTGGTTGAAGATGCCCGAATTGAAAAATTGATGAAGCGTAAATATGGTGGACTTGCAAAGACATTTTATAGTGGATATAAAGAACTGAATGATGAAGATTTCTTTCAGTTAGAGGATGAGGATATTTCTTCTTTCAATCTTGCCGATAAGGCAAATCTATTCTTTAAGATTGGTAATTTTCTTTCTTTGGATTTTTCTCCAGAGGAAAGTAAAATTGTTAGTCTGATTGGTGAGTGTGAATCATTTGATGATGCTCTTAATGCTGCAGAAAAACTTTATGAGTATTGCAAGAAAGAGCAGCAGCAAGACCAAAAAGTTGCCGATTTTGATTCTCACGGGCAAGAAGAAGGTAATAAATCTTCTGGTAATCAAGTACAAGAATCTCAAGAAGATTCGGAAGAATCTGAAGAGGGTAAATCCGATCAAGTGCAACCAGAAGAATCTGGTAGTTATGGTGGAACGGCTAAGGGAGAAGAAATAAGTGTGGATAAATCAGAAGAACCTAAAGTTCGCACTGCAGATGCTCTTCGCGAAAAGATTGAAAATCTTGTGAACTATGATGCAAGTGAAAATACTTATGTAGAAATTCCTAAAGTCAATTTGGAAACTATAATCGGAAATAATTCTGAGATACATCAATACATTGATGAAAGTTTTACTTCTCAACAAGAAGGATTTGATGAAGTTTCAAAAGAAAATAATCTTGAATCTTATGATATATTTGAAGAAGTAGATAAATCATTCAAAGAATTTAAGAATTCGGCACAGAAAGAAGTCAATTATCTGGTAAAGGAGTTTGAGTGTCGTAAGGCAGCAGATTCTTATGCTCGTGCCTCTACTGCTCGAACTGGTGTTTTAGATACTGCTCGTCTTCATACCTATAAGTATAATGAAGACTTGTTTAAGAAAGTTAGTGTAATTCCTGATGGTAAAAATCACGGTTTGATTTTTATTCTGGATTGGAGTGGATCTATGCAAACAGTTCTTCAGGATACTTGCAAGCAACTGTTTAATCTGATTTGGTTCTGCAAGAAAATCAATATTCCATTTGAGGTTTATGCTTTTTCAAATGAATGGCGCCGCCCCCAATATGATGCAAAAACTGGAAGAATTTCCCACGATTATTCTAAACATTATGAAATAAAAGAAGGGGTGTTTTGTGTTTCTGAAGATTTTTCTCTGATGAATCTTTTTACAAGTAAGACAAATACTAAAACTCTGGAACATCAGATGTTGAATATTTGGAGACTTGCTACTTGCTTCAGTAACACATATTCTTGCAAATTTTCTTATCCTCATCGTTTGTGTCTGTCTGGAACTCCTTTGAATGAAAGCTTGATTTCCCTACATCAAATTCTTCCAAAGTTTCAGAGAGACAATAAACTTCAAAAAGTTCAGTGTGTAATTTTGACCGATGGAGAAGCAAATCATCTTCCTTATCATTATGAAGTAAAGCGTGGCACTGAACCTTATATGGGATTGCGTGGAATTTATCCGTCTTGCACTTTTCTTCGGGATCGTAAAACCGGAAACACCTATAAATTTGGATGTGGTGAGTACTATGAATTTTCAAATACTCTTTTGAAGAATTTGAAAGATAATTTTCCAACAGTGAATTTTATTGGTATTCGTGTTCTTGCAAATCGGGATGCGGCTCGTTTTATTGGAATTTATTACAAGCAAGCAACTAATGAATATGATAAAATTATGACAGATTGGAGAAAGCAAAGGAGTTTCAATATCTCAACCTCTGCTTATGATGCATACTTTGGACTTTCTGCTTCTGCTCTTTCTCAAGAGGCAGAATTTGAGGTTGCCGAAGATGCCACCAAATCGCAAATTAAGAATGCCTTTGCAAAATCTTTGAAGACTAAGAAACTGAATAAGAAAGTTTTGGGAGAGTTTATGGAACTTGTTGTCTAATAAATAACTAAAAAGTTTATAAAAATGAAGACTTTCCAGCAATTTGTGGTAGAATGTAATTCTATTCAGGAAACCTCCTTGAATAGAATTAAGTCAAAATCTGACAAAGGTGGAATGGCAATTATGTCTGCTCAAAGAGGAGACAAATCGGGTAAGGAAAATAAAGCAAGATCTAAACAACTTGAAAAGGATATTAGAGGTGCTGGATTACCAGGACCTACTAAAGTCTCTGGAAGATATACAGAAAATCCAGGAACCTCCCAGGAGAAAAAAGTAGGAGAGAAATCTCACGTTGTTTCTTCTGGTAAAATGGGTAAGAGAAAGTTCAAGAAAGCAATTACAAAACTTGGTGCAAAGTACGATCAAGACTCTGTTCTTGTAAAGAAAAAACCTGGTGGTTCAGCACAACTCACAGGAACTTCTAAAACATCTTGGCCTGGAAAAGGTAAGAATGTTAAAGTTGGTAAAATGAATCCTGGTAAAACGGGAGAGTTTGATACTAAAGTCAAAAATAAAACATTTACATATGGTGATTGATTGTGACTAAATTGAATGGACTACCACATTTGGTGGATGAAGAAAGTAAAACTGTATGGGTTAGGTGTAGTAGTTCAGTTACTGCTATGGGTATTCCCGCATTAGTAAATAAATACTATCCGGGATATAAAGGTAGTATTGCTTCTGAAGAATATTTTCAAAAGTTAAAAGGGACAGTTTCATAACTGACACAAGGGGGGGTCTAACACCCCCCTTTTTCGTCTATAATGACTATGTTGAAACAAACCACTCATTATGCCTCGCACCAAAATGACTCCCGATTACATCGTCTCTTCTCTCAAAGCACTTTACGGCACAGAGATTACTGCTGCTGATGTGCGTGGCTGGTGTGCCAGTAATGGTAGTTCTTATCAAACAGTTACTAAAAATCTTGATAAGTATAAGACTTCTCGTGGACGTTGGAATCTTGAAGTAACACAAGAAAAAGTTCAAGAGATTGAACGCAGTTATACCGCCCCCGCCGCTCTTCCCTCTGTGGAACAAAATCTTATTCCCGATAAAGATGATACCTTCGTCAAGTTTGGCAATTTTAACGATATTAAGAAAATTATTCAGTCCCGTATTTTTTATCCTACGTTCATTACGGGTCTTTCGGGTAATGGTAAGACGTTTAGTATTGAGCAGGCGTGTGCTCAACTTGGCAGGGAGTTGATTCGTGTCAATATAACTATTGAGACTGATGAAGACGATTTGATTGGTGGTTTTCGTCTGGTGAATGGTGAGACTGCTTGGCACAACGGCCCTGTGATTGAAGCACTTGAGCGTGGTGCCATTCTGCTTCTGGATGAAATTGATTTGGCATCCAATAAGATTCTGTGTCTTCAATCTGTTCTGGAAGGTAAGGGTGTGTTTCTGAAGAAGATTGGTAAGTTTGTGAAACCTACTGCAGGATTCAACGTATTTGCCACGGCTAATACCAAGGGTAAGGGTTCTGATGATGGTAGGTTCATTGGCACCAATGTTCTGAACGAAGCATTCTTGGAGCGTTTTCCTGTAACCTTTGAGCAGTCCTATCCTTCTCCTACAGTTGAGCAAAAGATTCTTGAGGGTATTGCTCTGGATTTGGGTGTGGAGGATCGTGAGTTCTGCAAGCGTCTTGTTGATTGGGGCGATATCATTCGTAAGACTTTTTATGACGGTGGTATTGAAGAAATTATCTCCACCCGCCGTCTCGTTCACATCGTTCGTGCCTATAGCATCTTTGGTGATAAGGCAAAGGCAATTCAAGTTTGTGTGAATCGTTTTGATGACGAAACCAAGCAAGCTTTCTTGGAACTGTATGATAAGGTTGATGTTGATTTTCAACTTCCTGTTGACACCAAAACCGCTAACTGATATAATATGGGGAGGTAAATGTGCCTCCCCTTTTGTTCTTTATTGTGAAATTTTATGTCTGAAATTCCTGAAAAAAAAGATAGTGTAACTTATATTGGATCCAATCTTCCTGGTGGAATGGGAGAAGATCATATTCAATTTACTCCTCATTCGGAGTACTATTTTGATTATGATCGTAATAAAAACCAAGACTTTTGGGAGGATGATGGGATTAGTCTGACGGGAAATCCATATACATCGCCGGATGTTCTTTCTCTAAATTCATATACTGTTCCTCCTATTCAAAGTAAAACCACTCAAGAACACTTTTGGAAGTTTGGTGAAGGGGAAACTCTAAAGGCAGTGAATGATTATATTGTAAGTACATATAATGCACACTATGCATCTGAAAAGTCTAAGGTTCAGGTGCTGGATATAATTGATGCAATTGGTGATGGTGTTCCTTTCTGTCGGGATAATCTCATCAAGTATTCTTCTCGTTTTGGTAAGAAGGGTGGAATGTCCCGTCTTGACGCACTGAAGATTATCCATTACGGTGTTCTTCTGTATCACTTTGCCGGATTTAATAATGAAACTGCGAAATCAAACTATGAAACTTTCTGATAAGACTCTCACACTGCTAAAGAACTTCTCTGGCATCAATCAATCTATGCTGTTCAAGGAAGGTAATAAACTTCGCACCATTTCGGTGATGAAGAATATTCTTGCCGAGGCAACTATTACAGAAGAGTTTCCTAAAGATTTTGGCATTTATGATTTGAATCAATTTCTAAACGGACTTAATCTACATCAGCAAGCTGAGTTAGATTTTGAGAATAATGGTTATGTGATGATTCGTGAAGGTAAGATGCGGTCTAAGTATTTCTTTGCGGATCCCAGTGTAATTGTAACTCCTCCTGATAAGGAAATCTCTCTTCCAAGTGAAGATGTTTGTTTTGAGTTGAGTACTCAGCAAATGGATAAGTTGCTTAAGGCAGCAGCAATCTATCAACTTCCAGATCTCTCTGCTGTTGGTGAGGCAGGTGTGATAAAACTGCTGGTTCGTGACAAGAAGAATGATACATCAAATGATTTTTCTATTGTAGTTGGTGAGACTGATGACACCTTTATCTTCAACTTTAAGGTAGAGAATATCAAGATTCTTCCCGGTAGTTACGAGGTGGTTGTGTCACAAAAACTTTTGTCACGATTTACGAGCACTGATAGAGATCTTTCTTACTGGATTGCCCTTGAGCCAGATAGTCAAATGAATTGACTATTGAAGTATTCTATTATATAAATAATAATATAATAGAATACTTTTTATGTTTATTTATAAAATAATTAACAATAAAACTCAAGAATTTTATATTGGTCAAACTATAAAAAATATTGAATATAGATTTAGAAAACATAAAGAAATGTCTATCCGTGGCGGAGGATATAAACTTCACAATGCTATGAGAAAATATGGAGTTGAAAATTTTATTATTGAAATTCTGGATATTGCGGATAATCTGCAACAACTAAATGAAAAAGAAATCTACTATATAGATACTCTTAAACCATATTACAATATTCTTCCTGGAGGACAAATCCGATTAAAGGAAAATTCAATTAAAAAAATGCGCCTAAGTTTAATCGGCAGAAAACAATCCAAAGAACTTACTGAAAAAAGATTTAAAAAGATAAGAGAACTTGAAAATGATAAGCAATGGATTCTTAACCGTGGTATGAATATAAGTGAGTCAAAAAAGAAAACATACTTGATTGAAGACACTTATTTTACTGGAATACAGGATATTGCTAATCACTATAATATTGGTTATAGTTGTGCTGCAGCAAGAATAAAATCAAACTCTTTAACTTGGAAAAAATGGACAAAACTTTGAGGAACTAATTTTGAACATCTTTGTAACTGATGTGTCCCCCAGTAAGTCTGCTCAAGTACTTCCTGATAAGCACGTCGTGAAAATGCCCCTGGAGACCTGTCAGATGGTCTCCATCATATATTCTAAGTGGTACTATGACTGGGGCACAATTAATAAAGCAGACGGCACTCCTTACAGTACAGTAAAGGGTGCCTTTCGTAATCATCCCTGCACTAAATGGGCTGCAGATAATCACTACAATCTTGCTTGGTTGATTACACACGGAATACATTTATGCTTTGAGTACGAACATCGGTATCAGAAACGGCACTCTTGTTTGAGTACTTTAGAAGAAGCAATGGTAGTCTTTCATAACAATGCTAAGATTTCCATCTCGGAGCATACTAATGTAAAAGAATTCACTCGGGCAATGCCTGATGAATATAAACTTGAT